CAAGGTGTTAGTGGAGCTACTCAAATCGGAGTTGCATTTGAACAAGAGTTAAAATTTAGAAAGGCACAACAAAAAGCTTTTATCGAAAATACTAAAAAAACATTCCGAAGAGTTACTATAGACATACCTAAAAAAATTATTGGTACAGTTTTAACTCCTATCAAAAAAGTTATGGCACCATTTAAAAAACTTTCTGATAATATAAAAAATTCATTTGATAAATTAAAAAGTGGATTTGGTAAACTTTCGGGGGGTCTCAATAATATAGTAAATTCTATAAAAGATAACTTCCTAAAGATTGCACTAATAGGTGCTGGTATATTTGCACTTATAAAATTCTTGAATACCGATGCAGGTAAAAATATAATGGCAACAATCAAAGAAAGATTAAAAGTTGCATTCGGCCCAACGGGGTCTGTAGGTAAACAGTTTCAAGAAGGTGGTATATTCCATACATTTTTTACTCAGACATTAAAACCGATTTTTGATGATGCTGGTGAAACAATAAAAACAAAAATAAAAGAGGGATTTACAGATTTAATAAACTATAAACCATTTGGAGAAGATGGTATAATTCCAATACCTGAGTGGTTGGATAAATTAGGAATTGATAACTTAAGTGTAAAATCACTTGGTGGTATAGTTTTAGCTATATTGGCCTTACCTAAAATCGTAGCATTATTCGCATCTATTGCTGCACTAGGTGGTATAGGTAAAAAAGGTATAGCAAAAGTTTTAGGTAAAGGTGCATTAGGAGTAGCTGCTGCTAAAACAGGTGCAAAGGTAGTTGCCGCAGAAGCAGGTGAAAAGGTTGTAAAAGAAGCAACTGAAGGGGTTGTTAAGAAAGGTGCTCTTAAAGTTGCAACAGTAGGTGCCAAAGGTTTTGAAATGGTAAATACTGCTCGAGGAGTAAGATATAAAGATATAGCCACAGGTAAATTTGTAACTAAAGGAGTAGCAGAAGCAGGTGGTCTTGTTAAAATTGCAGGTAAACCTGTTGGTAAAGCAGTTGGTAAAGGAATTGGTAAAGCAGCAATAAAGAAAATACCTATTATTGGATTACTTGCAGGTCTTGGATTTGCAGTTAGTAGAGCCCTGGAAGGTGATTTTGCAGGTGCAGGTCTTGAAATTGCTTCAGGTGCTGCATCGTTAGTACCTGGCGTAGGTACAGCTGGTTCTCTTGCAATAGATGCAGCACTCCTTGCAAGAGATGTTACACAAGCTAATGAAGAGGGAGAACCTCAAGCAGCAATAGATAGTCTACCACCCGAACAACAACCTAATTTTGCAGATGGAAATCTATTAACTGACCCACAATTAAATCAAACAGCAATGTTACAAAAAGCATTAAGTGGTGGAGGTAATAATCAAATAGTAAATTCTACAAACGTAACTAATAATAATTTCAATCAATATCAAGAATTTAAGGCAATACCTGACCAAAATCCTTTATCAGAGTATGCTCAACTTTACGCAGTTTAGCAAAAAAAAGACCGTCCAAAGACGGTCATGACTTTACCATTAATTATGATTAGTCTTCCTTAGCTAGCTGAGCAAAGAAACTCATTGCATCGTCATCTTCACCATCACTACTTGGAACAGTTTCAACAACGGAATCAACTTTAGGAGCAGGTGTTACTTCATCTAACTCGACTTGTTCAGCCGTTGTTATAGTTGATGAAACTACACTCTCACCAAGAACTTCGAAAAGTTTTCTTTCTAGTTCTGAATAAGACTTATAGTTTTTAGGGTCTATATATTCTCCTAAATCATGAACAGAATTATAGACAGCTTCTAACTTTGCATCATCTCCACCTTGGAATTGTGAAACACTTGCAAACTCTGACTTATCATAGTTTCGATATCCTTCGACATTACGAATCTTTAACTTGAAGTCTGCACCACCCCAAAAGTCAAATGGATTGACGGGAGTTTCATCTTCGAATTGTGGTTGCATAACATCCATAATCTTATCAAAGATTTTTTTACCATATTGGTAAAGAAATACTTTGCCTTCGTTTTCGGGATTACTAGGGTCACTTACGACATAGATATTAGACACATAATGTAAACGACGTTTACGAGAACGTGCTGTTTCTTTGTCTTCATCACGACCTGAGTTCCATAACTGAGAGTTCATCTCTGAAACGGGGTCTGTTTGACCAATTGAAGTCAATGACTTCTCGATAAACCAACGGCCTGTTGGGCCCTTGAATCCATGATCCCAATATCTTACCCAAGGTAAGTCTTGTCCAACTGATGCTGGAAGGAATCGAATAACAGCATAACCATTACCCGTTTTATCTACAGTAGGTTTCCATTCGCGGTCATCTCCGTAGGATTTCTTTTCAGTACCACCACCGGCTTTTTCGGCAGCTGCCAACAACTTACTGATTGCGTTTGAACTGTTGGACTTCATATTTTCGTATGACATATGTATTTTCCTTTATATTTACAATGTATGTTTATTTTGTATATGTTATATATTACACTATTTTTGTTAAGATGTAAAGACTTTATATGCAATCTTTTTCATCTTCTTTATATTTATCCATTGGGATAAAAATGGTTCATGTCTTTTTATTGCTTTGTATGTATTTGGCCAATGAAGAGTTTCTGTATCGCCACTCTTTTGATATTGGTCTGCCCATCCACATATTAAATTCGTTATTACTCTTACTCTAAAATCAATTCTACCACTAGCAAAAGGTGGTATTAAAACACCATGTTCAGGCTTACAATGAAAGTCAAAGTCTTTATATGGATAACCACTAGGGTCTTCATACTCTCTAAAATCTTTTATTTTACTAACATCAGTATACCGTTTTCTACATTCTGTTAGTGCTTGCTCGAACTTATATCCTTGTGATTGTAACCATTTCTCGAGTTCCTCATATAATCCAACATTATATTCACTCACATGAAAATTTCCATGATTACAATTAACATATGCCATTTTAATTACTTGGTTTCGTTGTGGATACTTTTTAACTAAAGTTCGATACCACCATTGCATTCTATCACCTTTAAATTTATTAGGTGAGAACCAGGGCATCTTATAATTATATTTTACTGCATCATAAGAATCTGATTTAAAATGATGTGATACTGAATTACAGATACACCATGCCATGTAAGGGTCACATCTCAATATAAAGTATTTCCATTCGTATTTGGTATTACATTAAATCTCATTGCTTCAGCTTCTAGTTTGGCTTTCAATGGGCCTTTAACTAATTTTGCAATGTCATGTGGATCAATTTCATATTCTTCACATACTTCTAAAAGTGCTTCACTGTATTTTAATCCATCAGTATGAACAAGTAAACATACTTTTTCAGCTAATGATTTTTTAGTAAATGCTACGGGTACTTCGGGTTTATTTAACGACATTTTTAACTCCTCTTTTAGCTGCATTAGAATAGTAACATTTAATTGTTTTAGCACCTTTAAAATTTTTGTTTTTAAGAGTTTTTCCACTCCATTTTACAAAATTAGGATATTGTTCTACTAATTTAGCTTGACTTTTATTAATTAAATTTATGGTTCTAGGATTATTTCCTGCTTGACATCCACCTTGTTGTGCCCATTCTCCGACATAACAATATTCAGTCCATATTCTATTTTGATGTCCTAAAAGTAAATATTGCATATGTAAATTTATGTCTTCACTTAATAAATCATGATTCCAAATAAGTTCATCTGAACTTGGTAATTTTTCTTTATTATAAAATGTACAACATATAGTTTCAGCATTTTTTATATATTTTCCTAAATGAATTATTGGAGGTAAATTGCCTCTTCTTAATCCAACAAAAGATACATCGTCCTCTAACCATTTCGTAGTTGTATTTAATAACTCGTTCCAATCTTCTTCGGTCATATCTCTTTTAGTAGGAGACTTTGTAAATCTTTTTTTAAAATTTAAATCATCATCCATCATGCCAAATAAAGTATCTTTATTATTATCAATAATCCATTTTCTAGTTCTTGATATACCGATATTATCTTCGGGTAATATTAAAATTGGATAGTCAGAATATAAATCTTTTTCATGTGGTTGTACTACAAGAATTGTTTTTTCTTGAATAAAATTTGGTAAATTATTAAATGTAATTTGTTTATTATGTCTACCTAATGTAGGAATATATATTTTCATAACTCGTGTATCTCTATACCTGCATTTTTATATCTATTATTTCCTTCTAATATTGTCCTTGCAGGTTTTAATCTTAAATCTTCTTTTCTAGTTACTACAGTATAAGCACCATACTTATACATATAATCTTTAAGTTGTTTTAAAGACCAATTTTCATTTAGTAATAATTTTTTAATAATAGAAAGTGGATACTCATGTTCATTAATATAAGCTGACCTACCATTTAGTTTACCAAAACATGCTTGTTTATGTGTCTTACCACTTTC